CAGCCGGTTGACGGTGATGCCGTACAGCCGCATCTTGGCGTGGACGGTCTGGCGACTGACGCCGAGCACCTTGGCCGCCCCGGTGATCGACCCGCTCGAGAGTTCGAGCGCGGCCAGAATCTTGGAGACGGTGAGGTCTTTCGTGCCCATGAGGTGACAACCGTAAGGCATAAGACTACGGATGTCAAGCAGTATCGGTTAGGTGATGCTCGCGGTGCTCAACGGCGCCGAGGTGGCGCGGCGGCTCGGCGTGTCGCGCAACGCGGTGTCGGAGTGGGCGCGGACCGACAGCCCGCCCGCCTCCCGCGAGGCTCAGGTCCGCGGGCTGATGCTCGACGCGATGGATGAGAACGAAGAAGCCGCCTGGCCCGAGTGGGCCAAGCGGCTGAACGAGAAGATAGACGCCCTGGTCAGCGATGCGGCTCTAGCCGAGTCTCTGCGCGAAGCTCGAAGCGGGCGTTCGACTGTCGCTCATGCGGCTACCTGACCGGGCCACAGGGTGAGCCGATGGGCAAGCCCGAGCGGAAGCGGATCGACCGTCGGCTGGTCGTGTTCATCGTATTCGCCGTGGTCGCGCTGGTCCTGCTCTACCTGTTCGTGCCGGGGTTCCGCGAGTTGGGCTAGACCGTCTCGCCGATGAGCCGGACGCTGGCCCAGCCGTTCGCCTCGTAGTTCAGGGCGCCGCCGCTGTTCTGGAACACCATCAGCTCGACGTAGTCGCCCGCCACGAGTTCCATGTACGAGGTGACCTGGTTCCGCGGCGTGTTGCTCGTGCCCGAGGCACGGTCGAGGATGCTGTCCTGCGCGTTCGGGGTGGCGGCGCCGGCTCCGTTCTTGGCCCAGCCCGCCTCCACTCGAGCGGTGGTGGCCGCGAACCCGACCTGACCGACGAGCTCGTACAGCCCATCCATCCCGGTCGGGACGACGAAGCGCGTGCTATTGCTCGCCGGATCGTGGAACGCGAACGGGTCCGAGATGTCGGTGACGTTGAAGTCGACCGCCGTCCAGGTGGCGGTGGTGATGGATTGTGTGGTGGCCCGAGTGGCAACGCAGCCCCGCGGGACGGTGTACCGCTCAAGCCAGATGTCGGAGAACTCCACCGTCCCGAGATCGGTCCCGGTCGTGCGCGAGATGGCGAACGACACGTTGAGGAAGTAGGCGTCATTGGGCAGAACGCCAGAGTTCGGGATCGCGGTCATAACCACCGTCCCGCCGGCCCCGATCGTGGCCAAGGTGACGTTTTGAGTACCCGTAGTTCCCGTCGTCGGATACTGCATGGTGCCGCCAGATCCGAGGCGTCCCACCTTGTTGTAAGTGACGCCCAGCTTGGCGAAGACATCGGCCGATACGGAACTGCCGACATTCGACACGACGGCCTTGACCACATACGGCGCCAGCCCGCCCGCGGTGCCGTGGATCGGGCCGCGTTGTTGAAGGTTCTTGAGCGCCGTGTCGGTCCCGCCGGTCAGGTCGGCGCGAATGCTGCGCCCGCTCACCGTCGACGATGCGACCGAGGTGTAGGTGATGTCGCTGGCTCCAACTCCGATTGACGTCAGCCAGTACGGCAACGGGTTCGTCGTGTCGTCAATCGGGGCATCGGGTCCAGGCGGTGGCCCGATGAAGTCCGAGTTGTAGAGGCCGCTGGTGATCCAGCGCCGCATCACCGGCCCGATCGCTCCCGTCTCCGACGCGGCAGCGGCCGAGACCAGCGAGTTGCCGATCTGGTCGAGGGTGTAGATCCCACCCGCCGCGCCAGCGATGAGCGGCTGCTGGCCGTCGACGCCGCTGCCCGCCTTCGCGCCGCCGAACTCCACGTCGTAGGTCCGCTTGAAGTCGGTGCCGGGGTTGAGCACCCGCGTCGTCACCCGAGCGATGCGGTAGGTCTGCGCGGTGATGTTGTGGTCGGCGCTGGTGACGGTCACGTTCTGCCCGCCGCGCCAGCCGTCGTTCGGCGAGTGAGTGCGGAACGATCCCCGAGGGGTGGCGTCCTTGATCCGACTGAGGTAGGTGTTGCCCATCGCCTGCGCCATCGCGGCGGTCGTGACGTCGCCAGCCTGGATGTTCACCGTGCGGACCAGCCCGTTGGCAGCAGCGATCGCCGCGTCGTCCTGGACGAACAGCGAGGCGTCCGGCGTGGCGCCCTTGACGTACACCCGGTTCGCGTACTGGTTGGAGTCGAACTCGACCGCCATCGTCTCGGGCGCGATCTCCCCGCCGCCCGGCGCGTCGGCGTCGATGGCGAACGGCGCGTTGTTCGTCTCGGTCACGAAGACGTGGAGCCGGCCGAGCATGTCGACGTAGTAGTCGGCCGTCGAGCTGGCCTGCGCGATCGTCATCTCGATCGCCTGTCGCAGCGACACCGCCTCGAACCGCTGGATGGGCAGCGTCGAGCCGACCGACGCGACAAACGAAAGATCGCCGGACAGGAAGCGTCCGGCGTACTGGCCCCAAAAGAACCCGATGCGGGCCTGCATCGTCTCAGGTTGTCGGAGCTCGACCGGCACGAAGGCGTCGTCGAGCAGGCTGGTCAAGTCATCGGCGATGATCGACAGCGTCGGATGGAGCGGATCTTTGCCCGGCGTGCGGGCGCGGATGAAGCCACGGAACACTTCGGGCGAGGCGGCGAGGGTGTGGTCCTCGACCCGGAGCATGGCCTGGTCGGTGATCTCGGGCAGGGCCGACGCGGCCCGCTCGATGGTCATATCGGCGGTGCCCTTGGCGTTGGTCCCCGAGTCGGTCAGGCTGACCGTGTTCCACTTCACGTCGCCGGTGATGTCCAGCCCGCCGGCGAAGACCGAGAGGGTCCGAGTGGCGGGCGTGGTGAGCGCCGCGCCGATGATCGCGGCGCCCGCCATTAGATGAAGCTCGACTCGTCGAAGAACGCGGTCACGATGACGGTGGCGGCGGCGATGGCGGTGATGTTCTTGAGCGCGATGCCGTTGGACGTGCCCGCCGCGACGTGGACCGGCTTGCGCCGCAGGCCGTCGAAGTCCAGGACGATGAACGGCTGCGGGAAGTTGGACGGGGTGGCGGTCACGGTCTGGGTCATCGGCGTCGAGCCGGACCAAAGGAGGGCGCCTTCGGTGCCCTTGGCGCTGGGCAGGGTCATCGCCGTCGCGCCCGCCGCGGCGTCGGCCGGGTCGAGGAGCTGCGGCGTGATGGCCGTCCCGCCGGTGCCCGCCGTGGTCAGGCGGTACAGCGCCCACTGGCACATGGCGCCGGTGGTGGCGAGGCCCATCTGCGCGACTTCGATCCGCCGGATGCGGAGCCGCAGCGAGGCGCCGGCCATGATCTGCAGCGGGTGGCTGTTGGCCGTCGCCGCGCTGATCGGGGTGATGGTCGTGACGCTGTACTCGGCCAGGTACTGCTCGCCGTTGACGACGACCTCGCCGAGGACGGTGTTCGCGCCGATGGTCCGGTCGAAGGCGTGGATCTTCTTGCCCGAGCCCTCGGTGACGTTGATGAAGCCTTCTGCCAAGGTGCGCTCCTATCCTCTGGTGAAGGCGCCGGTCGTGGTGGCGCCGTAGTACTGGCGACGGGTGACGGCCTCCGCGATCTCGCGGCCGTCGAGAATGTTGTGAATGTGAATCTCCATCACGCCGCCAGGACCGCCAGCCCCGGGGCCTGCGCCTTCGAGTCCGAAATGCGACAGCCCGGGTACGCGGAAGTTGTCGAGCCCCTTGACCATGCCCTGCGCCCACGCCTTGCCGATGTTCTCGCCGCCCTTGTCGATGTCCTTGAGCGGACCCTTGGGCGGCGGGGAGTTGCCGACGAGCAGTTGCTTGACGCCGTTCAGCCAGCCACTCGCAGCGGAGTAGACGTTGGTCGACAGGAACCCATTGACCCACGTCTGACTGACGTTCTTGCCGCCAGTCCAGAAGCCAGCGGTCGAGCCAACCGTTCGCATGGCAACCGCGTTGACGAGCGCGGCCGCCGCCTGAACGCCGGGACGGCTGTCGTTCATCCCGCTCGCCAACTGCGAGCCTTGGAGAACGCCGAGGGCGCGAGCTTGGAGTGCGCCCCTGGTGAGCTCCTCCTTCTGGAGCCGGGTAAGCACTTCGAGCGCGACCTTGAGCTGGTTCTGGCCGTCGAGGTAGCCGAGCGCCAACTGGACCTGTGCCTCGAAGCCCGCCTTGCGGAGTTCGGCGTTCCCGTTGCGGATCTGCGAGATGAAGTTCTCGCCGATGGCCTGCCCGGCCGCGGCGGCCTCGATGGCCATCGCCTTCAGACCGACGATGTAGTCGGCGTGCTTCGACTGTGCGGCCCGCGCCTCCTCGGCCTCAGCTCGCATACCGTCGGCCACATTGCCGAGCGGGTTGACCAGCCCGCCGATGGCGGCGGCAATCACGCCCCAATCGACCAGCTTGAACGCGTCGACCAGTTGGCGAACGGCCGGGACGACATCGCTGACGAGGAACTGGGCCAGCGACTTGATGACCGGCAGCAGCTCGCGGCCGATCGACTCGCCCGCCTCCTCAATGGCGATCTGCGCGGCGAGCATCGCGCCCGCGGTGGTGTCGCCGAACGCCGCCGCTTGTCCGGCGGCGACCGCCTGAACGGCGGCCAGCGCCTCGGTGGCGGTGGCGCCCTCGCGGAGCTGGATGCCGAGGGACTGGAGCATCCGATACCGGCCACCCTCGACCTTGATGAGCGCCTGGCTCGCTTCCTCGAGGCTGATGCCCTTGAAGCGGGCGAGGTCCATCGCCACCGAGTTCAGATCCTGCGCCTTGCTCAGATCGTGGGTGGCGGCGGTCAAGAACGTTAGGGATGCGCGAGTCTCGTCATCGGTGAAGCCGAGTTTCTCACCCGCCGCGATTGTCTTCTCGATGGCTGAGGTGTTGCCGTCCCAGCCCGGCACGTTGGCGTGGAGCGCGGAGGTCAGGCGGCGGACGGATGCTTCGTCGTCGATCGCAGCCTGGACCGAATCCTTGAGGAAGTCGGTGGCCGCGCCGACCGCACTCTTGAAGACGCCGAACGCGGCCACGCCGGACGCCAGTCCGACGCCGGTCAGGATCGACTTCTTGGCCTCGTCACCGAGGCCCTTGAACAAGCCTTGGACCGACTTGATGCCCTGCTCGGCGCCCTTTGTATCCGTGGTGATTCCGAGGCGTGCGCCAGACTCAGCCATCAGGACTCCTGCTCAGGGCCGCGCTCCGCGGCGTTCACCAGTTCGATGATGTGGAACAGCTCGGCGGCGTCGGCCTCGAGCACCTCGGTCGGCAGCACGCCGTAGCGGCGGGCGATCGCGTCGAGCGCCTGGGCCCGGACAACCTCAAGCGGCGGCGGCGCTACTTTCGGGCCGAGGTGCGCCGCTTTCTCGGCCGCGGCGGTAAAGATGCCGGCGGGCTGCGGACGGCGGATAGCCACTTGCTCACAAGGAACCACTGCGTGGTCTGGTCCAGCTGGTCGGCGAACGCGTCGGCGGTGGCCGGAACCATCGAACCGTCAGGGGCTTGCAGGTTCCAGCCGCGGACTTGCCCGCCGAACAGGACGAGCAGGTCGCGGATCTTGTCGATGTCCACGTCGGCGGTCGCGGGCAGTTCGCCATCGTCGTCGGCGAGGTCGGCCATCTTGGCCATCTGCCAGAACAAGCCCTGCGGGGCAGCGAGGCTGACGTCGACCTCGAGCCCCTGATAGGGACCGTCCTCGAAGAACAGGGTGATGATCCGCTCGGGGAGTCGGAACGGTTTGCGGGGCATGGCCCAACCTCCATTGCCCAACCGTGGACTGATGACCGGGGCGGCGAGGTTGGGCACCGCCGCCCCGGTCACGCGGATTACGACCAGGTCGGGACGGCGCCGTTCTGGAGCATCAGGGTGGCGGTGGCCGTGAGGTTCCCGTCCTGGCTCCGGTTCAGCGTGTACTCGGTGCAGATCATCTCCATCGTCAGCGTCGCGGTCGGCGTGCTGTTGATGAGGATGGTCACCGTCCGGGCCGCGCTGGAGCTCGACATCGTGCGGAACACGGTGTGCGAGCCGGTGGTCGCGGTCGGGTCGTACTGGAGGTTGAGCGTGACCGTCCCGTCGGACAGGAGCAGGAGCTTCTCGATTGCGCTCTTGTCCAGGCCGGTGATGTCCGCGCTGCCGCGGGGCGTGGAGACATCGAACGACAGGACCGAGGTGCTGATGTCTTTCAGCGAGCCGGCGCTGTCGTCGACTGACA